ATAACTTAATCTGATTTACAACAGTTGTGACAGTGCCGAACGTGAAACCCGAAATATAATTCGGTGCTCCAGAGCCAGCATTATCTACGATTGGTGCAGTTCCTCCTGCATCAGCCTGTGTTGTACTCGTTAGATTTGTACGCATTTCAAACATGGTTTGTGGATTATCATTGATAAGACACGTCATGTCTGTTGCGGCATTATTAGGTGCCCAGTTGGACCATGTTGGCTTATTTGTAGAAGGATCAGTATAAAACGACCCGTTTAGTGAACCTAGTGAATTAATAACTCCCGCTCCTGCTGTTGCTACAGTTACGTAGCCAGAAGCTGCTAATAATACTAAGTCATGATGGTCGATTGCTGTTGTTGACGCAGCTTTCTTCCATTCACCTAAACCGGCGTTATGATCTCCCTGGTGTACGTTTCTTAAAGGTCTCAAACCGAAACCCGTCGTACTTTGGTTAGCCATAGTTTTCTCCAATTGTAAACTACTATACGTAGTCTACGGTTAATTAAAATTTCGTTGGTTGAATGTTAAAAAATTAACGTTTTCTACCACCGAAGGTTGTACGAGACTGTCGATCAATATTGATCGGCATACTCTTATGCTGTTCCTTCATTAAATCGTTGTCTACTGCCTCCATCTGATCTTGTCCCATTTTGGAAAAGTATTCAGATCTTTGCTTCGCGATCTCTTCTGGTACCCTTGTCAGCACAAGGCCTCCGTGCCCGATCACCCCAGCGTATCTGCCATCTGGTATTGCTGGATAGTCATCTCCGGGAAATTCATCGGCTCTTACTAACTCATATCCGGACCTTAAGCGTCCTTGTATGTTTTTCGTGTCGAGAAATCCCATGATTTCTACCCTAACCCATCTGTGTCTGAATCCAGTTGGCGCGTTGGGCGTATCTAAGTACGATGGTGGAGTCCAAACTTTCTTACGTAAAGTTTTAGCTCTTGTCTGGCTCGCACGGGAAGTAGTTTTTGTTTCTTGTTTCATATGCTTATTCTCCCTCCGTGAGTTTTAGTTGTCTTGCATACTCTTCTAGTGGCACACGCAATTTTTTAGCGATTGCTACTTGTGAGGGTGTGAGTCTCACACTTTTGCGACCAGCCCTTGCACTCCGCGTTGCAGAAGCAACGTTTTGTGTAGGTTTATTAATCGTCTTTTCTACACTATTACCAAATTTCTGGGGGAATTCAAGTCTTATTCTCTTATCAATCTCTTCATAATAAGAATTTGACTTTGGATCATACCCTTCTTCTTCAGTAAGCTTTCTATGTAGATCAAAAGCTGTGTAGGTCATGGCATTATCTTTGCCAAACCATTCATTTTTTTCCGCCCAGTCCTCTGCTTTGGGGTCCGGTGGCGGCGTTTGTTGAGTTGGATACTGAGCCGCAGGTCCTTGTTTTCTTGCAGTTTCCTTAGCAGTTTCTTCCATTTTTTGTCTGCTTTTAATTTCTGCAAGTTTACCCTGCTCATATCCTAATTGTGAGATAGCCGTTAAAGCTTCCACTTCAGCTTTTTTATCATCGGCTTCTCTAGAAGCGCCTAATTTAGCTTGGGCCGCTGCTAGAGACGACTTGATTCTATTCTCCATTTCCACTGCGTAATCTCTATCTAAAGTTACGGCAGTGTGAGTCAACTCATCTCGTTCTCTCATTACGCGTTTAGCATAAGTAACAGCTTCTTCCTTTTGTCGCTCTGCTTCACGCATCTTTCTGGTAAGTTTAGCGATACGCTTTTTAACGCCTTCACTATACTCTTCCATTTCTTTCTTCTGTTCTGGTTCTTTTACTTCTTCCTTTGTAGCTTGTTCTTTGTCGTCCTTGCTATCTCGAACATCCACTGGCTCATCAGATTTCTTAGGTGCGTCAGCGGGCTTATCACTGTCTTGAGTAGTTTTTTCATCTTTGACTTCTCCTCCTTCTGCTTTTTTATCTAAATCAATTTCGGTTGCTTTTTCATCAGCATCACCAACATCAATTAAATCTTCTTTTCTTATATCTTCTTGTTTTTCTTCTTCTGGCATAGTTCCTCCCTATGATTAAATTTCGTGGAATATATCTTCAGGGTTTTCCACGGTCGCTAGAACTTCATCATCATTGAGAAGCCTAACTTCACCCCCATCTATTTTCATTCTGGATCCAGCGTATCGAGCAAAAATAACCCAGGTTCCTTTTTTACACCAAGGTCCTTCAGGAAATCTTTTTTTATCTTTATACGCATCCGGTCCTACTTCTAAAACAAGTCCACAAGTCGATGCTACTTGTGAACGTTCTATAACGTCATCCGTTATAAGAATACCACCTTTAGTTTTCTCTTTCATTTTGAAAGGTAAAACTAAAAGTCTCCAACCCGTAGGTTTGGGTAATTTTTCTGATTCTAAAGTTAAATCTTTTTCAGGTTTTTTAGGTTCTTTATCGTATTTTTCCTGAAGAGCGTCCCTATGTTTTGGGACTTCCTTGGGGTTTGATACTGATAACTGTTCCGTCATTTTTTTGCTCCTTTTTGTCTAGCAGGCTGGATATTTCCTGACTCATATACTGATATGTTCGTAACTGTCCCAACATATACTGATATTTCTCCATGTTGTCAACACCACCAGAAACCATGGCTGAGACAACATCATCATGTCTCATCTTAATAATTCTTCTAATCTTATCTACGAATACCAAGTCGTCCATTATTTTTTTCTCCTTTTTGTCTTTTTCTTCTTTTTAACAGGCTTACTTCCATAAGCTTTCGTCCATTCGCGAGCGATCTTTGGCTCGTTCTTCCATAAATAACGTCTTTGTTTCTCTGATTTAAAAGGCATTATAATACCTCCTTAGGAATCTCATAATCTTTCAATACCTGTAATTTTTCTTCTGCAGCTGCAATTTTATGTAACTGACAATCTAATTCTTTTTGATGGTTTAAATGTTCGCTGACTCCAACAGAATTTTCCAAAAGTAATTTAATCGTAGCATCTGCTGCTGCGATATCTGCCTCATATTGCTTTTGTAATGCGTCTATTAAGACTGCTCTCATTAAGCTGATTTTCTTTCTCTCGCCATTTTTTTAAATGTTTTTGCTAATGCTTTAGCTCTTCCTGTACATCCTGGTTTTGTAATCGGTGTACATTTTCCTTCTGTTCCTCTTTTCTTAATTGAAGCTGTAGCTTTCTGAATCCATTTACCATCTTTAGCTGCAACACGTCCGCCTTTAGCATAGCCACGATTCAATTCTGAATGGACTCTAGATATTTCGGCTCTTCTATTTGGATTGGAAGGTAATGATTCAACACGACCTAGTTGTTCTAATAGGTTCGTACGTCCACCGCCATAATATTTAGCTCTTCCACCTTTAGCATACACACTTTTTTTAGTCTTCATTGGGAATGCTGCTGTGGAATCAAAATATTGTGGCATTATCTATTAATTTTTCCTCTTTTACGTTTGCCCCATTTTCCATAGGACTCGTCACGTCTGTCTTTGAAAGATTGTTTCTTAGTTGATTCTTTTCCACGTCTTGCGCTGATAGATTCATCTTCTCTATCTTTGTAACCTTGTTTCTTAGCTTTGCCGCCTTTCTTCATACCACTTGAGTATGGAAATCTAACATTGCTTCTTACACCATTTTGTCTCATTATCTTTTAGCGACTCCTCCGCCTCGTTTAGCTATACCCATGGATTTAACACGACCACCTTTTTTAAAAGCAGCTCCCATTCCACGTTTAGCGATTCCGCCACCTTTATAAACATTGGGGTATACATATCGACCTGGATCATTAGGCATTAAGGATTCAGGTGTTACATATGTTGATGCACCTAGATCAGAAGTTAAATGATCAGGCATTGCTGCTCTTAATTTTCCTCTTAGATTAGCTCCTCGAGCACCTTCAACACTTATTCCAGATTTTTTTCTACCGCCTAATTTAGTAGCACCATAAAGTGCTGCAGCAACTGCAGCTGCTTTACCAGCTTTCTTTAAAAATTTCTTGATTTTCTTTGCCATAATAGTTTCCTTAGTTGATTGTTAGTATAACTTACTTCTAAATGCAAGTCTATTTCTTTCCTCCATTCCTGAAGATCTGAGTTCCCTTAATCCCAAAAACGCTGGCTACTACAAGGATCCATAAATTCGTAAACCATTTTGGCAAATTCGAGAAATACTCAAAAAAGATATCTATCTTCTCCATAGCCGCCGGATCCTCTGTCCACACCGACCAGGCGAGCACAATTATCGGGAGCGTAAGTATCGCCAAAACGATTTCGTCCTTGTAGTCGTTTTGCCGAGCTTCTAAAAGTTTGCCCTGGTAAGTTTCCTCACCTCGGGCCATTTTTTCTGCATGCATCAATTGTGCATCAGACATAGCCATCTTAGTTCGTTGTCTGTTGGAATAAATTTTAGCTCCAGCTTGTAGAGCGATTCTTGCTAGACCAAACCAAGCCATATTAGAACCAAGTAGCTGTTTTATTCTTACTCGCTAGCATTCTTCTAGTGCCTGCAACCTTAACTTTTAGGCCTTTGTCTATTTTTTGTCCAGGCGTAAAATCATTAGTTACAATCTCAGCTCTAGGATCTTGTCCTACTTTACCTAGATCAGCTTTGTATTTTTTTCCGCCTTCAGGAACTCCTACTGGTGTTTTTGTCATATTTTTCTCCTATTGGTTTGTATCCTATCTTCTAGGACCTTTCAAGGTTTTAACATCCTTACGTTTCATTCTGTCCGAATATACTTTGACCTCATTAGACATTTGTTGTTTAGCAAGGGAAGTATCCGCTCTAAGCTCAGCGAGCTCCTCATTCTGTTCAAGTTTTTCATCAAACTGTTGCTGACCCATTAATTGTTTAGATTTGTCTAAATTAAGTTTTTCCTGACCTTCTTCTCGTTTTCTTTGGTCGTCCATTGCTCTCAAATCAAGTTCTCTTGCTTTTAATTTAGCAATTGGATCGTTTCCAAACTGACCCATGATTTTACTTTCTTCATCTTTAAATTCTTGCATCATTTCAGCAATTAAACCTGCTTTTCTAGCTTCAACTTTCATAGAAACCTGCATAATTTGTTGCTGGAACTGTGGATTCTGCTGCATAGCCGGATTTTGCTGTGCCATTTGTTGCATTTGCTGTAATTGCATCATTTCTTCTCTAAATTCCACTTCAACTTGCTCTTGGGCCATCATAGAAATGTGTTCAAAACAGTTTTTTTCCAAAGCACCCATAATCATCGGGTTATTTCGAGCTAAATTCGAAGCAATAAAATTTAAATGCGAAGTAATGTGCGCTTGATGGTTTTGACCCTTAAAAGCTTGGAAAGGTTTACTGCTTAAAGCCATAATATTCTCTACCGCTGGGTCTAAAGGTGTAGGCTGTGGTGGAGGAGGTAAAATTTTATCGATTTCTTTTACACCGATCGCACTGTACATCGCATAAAACGCTTCGTATAAATTATGAAGTTGTGGATTAGCCATGGCTAATTGTAATTCTGTTTGCGCCATTGAAATTCTTTGAGATTGAGAAAAAATATTCGGATCCGCTACTGGAACAATATCTACTTTGTCATCAAAGTCAGTTACTTTAACGTTTCGTTGTGCTCCGACCACATCGTAGGGATATTCCGGAGGTAAATAAGTTTTAAAAACGCCAGCCAGCAAATTAAATTCTTGCTTAAGCCCCACAAACAATCGTTTGTGAATCGCTGACATGACCCTTGAACCACGTTCTAAGAGAGCAATGGTCGTACCAACAGCGGCCTGCTGGTTGCCGTCTCCGACCTGCATATCAGCGATGGCGGCAAATCTTTGTCCTGCTTGGACAACAATTCCCATCAAAGACAGTAAAGTCTGTGATGGTTCTTTGAAAGGTAGAGTCATAAAAGCATCCTTGATGTTTCCACCAGGTGCATCGACATCTCTAAATTCGCCGGGCTGTATTGCTTGGGCCTCGTCTCTTACACGTATTCCTCTTTGTTTAAAACCTGCAGGAAGATTGCTTAACGTTCCTGCATCTAATAATTGGCGCAGAGCAGTAGTTGCTGTTCTTGATAAACCGCCAATCATATGAATTAAACCAAAACCGTAAAAACCCATTCCAGGTAAAAATCTGAAATGAACAAAATATTGTATTTTGAGTTTCATTGGATCTTCTTGTTTATAGTTTCGTCTGATCGATAAAACTTCTCGTGATCCTTCTTCAAGTGTCACGATATAAGGAAGCTTGATCCCTGTCGGTTCTCCATCTTGTCCCATGTCTTCAAATCCCTCAATGTCTAAATTCACATGGCATTCCAGAATGGTAAAGATATCTTCGTCCCTTGTTTTTTTAACACCTTCAAGAGATCTTTCTTTTTTCTCGACTTCGGTTTCCTGATCGTAGCCAGGTTTCAATTCGATATCTCGATAGAAACCTGCAACTTGTTTTTTTCTTAAGTCATTTTCTGACATTTTGATAACGTGAATAACCGCCTCCGCATCGGCTAATGAGGTAGCCGTATACGGGACAATTAAATCATCCGCTTGCACAAATTTAGAAACCGCTCGTCCTAAAAGTTCATCGTAATAAACTTTTTTAAAAGCGGATCCTGCTAACGGTAGATAAAAGAGCATTTGATCGAACTCGGGTTCGTACTCTTTCATCACATCCATGAGCTGATAGTTCATGAAATTTTTAACCCGATTAGACTGTTCTTCTTTTTGTCTGCTCGGTCTTCCTAGAATCTGAGTCCGTACTGGACCCATCGAGGGAAGGAGTTCTTTATAAGCTTGCGCTTGAAACTGGGTGACCGCTTCTGCGAGCACGGGGTGCGTTGCACCACTGGCTCCTTGAAACGGCTGCGTTGGATTCACATACTTGAAACCCAATAGGTCTAAACCTTTGATATAAGTATCTTCCCAGTCCTTACGGGAAGTCTTGTATTGCATGTAATTTTCATTTAAATCGGAACCAAGCCGGCCCAAAATATCATCGGGCAATAACTCAGCGATATTTTCAAAATGATTTTGAGTGACCTGTTGTTCGGCCATCGGATCGAAATTAATTTCCGCTCCGCCTTCTTCATCCATAATAACTTCAGCACCATCAGGGGTTACTTCCGATAGTTTATCTTCTTCCGTTACAACGATGTCTTCTTTAGGTAATACGACTTCTTGGTCTACATTCGGTAGAGCCTTGTCGATATTGTCTTTGTCTGCCATTGATATTCTCCGATTTTAACACAGTTTTAACTTGTTTTAAAGGTACATTCAACCCTTGTGGACACGGTCCTCTTAAAGGAGGAATCGTTAAAGTCAATCGTTTAATCTTCGTCATTGACCGATCTATTTTTCCACTTGTCATAGCCCCACATTCCAGCACTCACTGCCAGTCCTGGTAAGCCAAATCTTCGTGAAACCAGACTCAGGGTTCGGGGACTCAT